CTGGGCCAGTTCGCTCAGAGCTAAACCCCAAACACCTCCCCTTCCACAAGACTACAGACGCGTCTCACACGCATCTCAGAACTCACACGCCCCATAGTGAGACCAACTACCCGAAAGGAACTCTCATGACCATGACCATCGCCATCCTGGCCGGCACCCACGCCCTCGGCTTCGCCATCGGTATGATGGTCCACTCGCTCATCATCGAGCGGGAGGACCGCATCGCCAAGGAGAAGATCCGTAAGGTCGAGGTTGACCTCGACCTGATGGCCCTCACCGACATCGTCATGAACGACTACCTCAAGTCCAAGAAGTGACCTCGACCCCCAACCCGCAAGGGCTGGGGTTTTCACAAGCCCCGTAGTGAGAACCACTCGAAAGGAGAACCTCATGATCGTCATCACCGTCCTCGACATACTCATCCCCCGTCTTGTCACGATCCCCGTCGAACGCGCCGAAGTGCCCGTTCAGAAGGAGCTCGACCGGATGCGGGCGGAGCTGGAGGAGATCATCGACGACTACGAGAAGACAATCCGCTCCCTCAACAAGTGACATCTCACCCCTATCCCCCGCAAGGGATAGGGTCTTACTGTTCGCCGCCTTTACTGCTGCGTACCTGGGACTAAAACACACGTCCCATAGTGAGTACTGCTCGACGACCTTATACCGGCCGTCGGGCCTTCGCCCGGAAAGGAACATCATGGGCAACTCCAAACCACTCGAACGAGACTTCCAGAGGAAGATCGTCGCAAGACTCCGAGACGAGCTCGGCGCGATCGTCCTCAAGAACGACTCCTCCCTCAAGCAGGGCGCACCAGACCTCACCGTGCTGCTCCCGGGCGGACGCGTCGCGCTCCTCGAGGTCAAGCGCAAGGCCCCGACGAGCTCCGACTACCGCCCCAACCAGGAGTGGTACCTCGAGACCCTCCGCAGCATGCGCCACTACGCCGCGGTCATCCACCCCGGCAACGAGGAGGAGGTCCTGGATGCGCTTCGCTGATCACCCGCGCCTCCAGGGCGAGCACGCCTTCCTGGGGGCATCGCGCTACCACTGGATCAACTACGACGACGAGCGGCTGGCCGCTTCCTACAGGACCGCCATGGCCGCTGCAAGGGGAACGAGACTCCACGCCCTCGCCGCCGAGCACATCCGTCTGGGCATGCGCATGCCCCGCAACCGGGCCACCTTCAACGCCTACGTCAACGACGCGATCGGATACCGGATGGTTCCGGAGCGGGTTCTGTTCTACTCCGTGAACGCATTCGGGACGGCCGACGCCATCTCGTTCGACGAGCGCTCGAAGCTGCTCCGCATCCACGACCTCAAGACGGGGGTCACGCCGGCCTCCATGGCGCAACTGCACGTGTACGCCGCTCTGTTCTGCCTGGAGTACGACAAGTCCCCCTTCGAGATCAAGTACGACCTCCGCATCTACCAGAACGACGAGATCGCGGCCGACGAGACCGACCCGGAAGAGATCTCGCGCATCATGGCGGCGATCCGCCACTTCGACAAGATCATCGAGGAGCTCAAGGAGGCGGAATGATCATCATCGATGAGAACGGCGAGCTCCGGATCGCCCATGTCGGCACACCGCACGTCGGCGCGACGCCCCACTCCGGCCGGTACAAGTGGGGATCGGGCGACAACCCCTATCAGACGTCCACCACCTTCCTCGCCGAGGTCGACCGCCTCATGAAGAAGGAGGGGATGAGCGAGAAGGAGGCCGCCAACGCCCTGGGCATGAACACCGCTCAGCTCAGGGCCAGGAAGACTGCCGCCAAGAGCGTCAAGAGGGAGGGCGACATCGCGATCGCCCGCCAGATGAGGGAGAAGGGCGCGTCCTACGGCGCCATCGGCGAAAGGCTCGGTCTCAGCGCCGCTACCGCCAAGAAGCTGGCCGAGGGCGGCATCCTCGAGAAGTCGACCAAGGCCCAGGACGCCGCGGACGTGCTCAAGGCCTCCGTCAAGGAGCACGGCTACATCGACTACGGCCGCGGAACCGAGATTCTGCTCGGCGTGAGCACCACTCAGCTCAACACCGCAGCCCAGATGCTCAAGGACGAGGGGTACGAGTCGTACACCCTCAGGGTCCCGCAGCTGGGCCGCAAGGAGAAGTACACCGAGCTCCGGGTGCTCTGCAAGCCCGGAACGACGTTCCAGGAGGCCGTCTCCAACAAGGACCGCGTCCGAGCCCCCCGCGTCACCATCGACGAGAACGGGCGGATCGTGGGCGCTCTTCAGAAGCCGGTCTCCGTCTCCAGCAAGAAGCTGAAGATCCGCTACGCCGAGGACGGCGGCACGGACATGGACGGCGTCATCGAGCTCCGCCGGAAGGTACCCGGCCTCGAGATCGCGAATGGACGCTACGCCCAGGTCCGCATCCTCGTCGACGGCACTCACTACCTCAAGGGAATGGCCGTCTACTCGGACGACCTTCCCGCCGGTGTGGACATGCGGTTCAACACCAACAAGAAGAAGGGCACGCCTGCTCTGGGGCCGAAGGACCACACCGTCCTGAAGCCCATCGACACGTTCGACCCGACCAACCCGTTCGGGTCGACCATCACCCAGAAGCGCTACATCGACCCCAAGACCGGTCGGAAGCGCCTCTCCGCGCTGAACTACGTCCACGAGGAGGGCGACTGGGACGACTGGTCCCGATCGCTCGCCTCCCAGTACCTCGGCAAGCAGAAGCTGTCCGAGGCAAAGAGGCAGCTCAAGTCCACGCAGCAGCGCATGCAGCGGGAGTACGAGGACATCATGGCGCTCGACAACCCCGTCGTCCGTCGCAAGCTCCTGCTCTCCTTCGCCGACTCCTGCGACGGGAAGAGCGTTGACCTCAAGGCCTCGGCCTACCCCAGGCAGGCCTCTCAGGTCATCCTGCCGGTTCCGAGCATGAAGCCCAACGAGGTCTACGCCCCGAACTACAGGCACGGCGAGACCGTGGCCCTCGTCCGGTTCCCGCACGCCGGTCCGTTCGAGATCCCGATCCTCACCGTGAACAACAAGCACGCCAAGGCCCAGCGTCGAGTGGGCAAGAACGCCAGGGACGCCATCGGCATCCACCCCTCAGTCGCCGAGCGACTCTCAGGGGCGGACTTCGACGGCGACTCGGTTCTGGTCATCCCCAACAACGACGGCAGGGTCAAGTCCTCCCGCCCTCTCAAGGGCCTCGAAGGATTCGACCCCAAGCGGTCGTACCCGTATCGACCGGGAATGAAGGTGATGACCAAGAAGTACACCCAGAAGCAGATGGGCATCGTCTCGAACCTGATCACCGACATGCAGCTCAAGGGCGCCACGCCCACCGAGTTGGCCAGGGCTGTGCGCCACTCTATGGTCGTGATCGACGCGGCCAAGCACCGCCTCGACTACAAGCAGTCGGAGAAGGACAACGGCATCGCCCAGCTGAAGAAGAAGTACCAGCCCGAAGGCGGTGCCTCCACGCTTCTGTCCCGGTCCAAGAGTCCCACGTACATCAACGCCGAACGTCCACGTCGCGCCGCTGAGGGCGGACCGATCGATCCGAGAACCGGACGCAAGGTCATGGTCCCGACCGGCGAGTGGCACTACCGGAAGTACAAGGACAAGAAGACCGGCGAGTGGGTCGTTACCGACCAGGTCGTCATGGAGACCCAGTCGGTCCCCAAGATGAGCAGGGTTCGTGACGCCAGGAAGCTGTCGTCCGGTACTCCCATGGAGGAGGCCTACGCCCAGCACGCCAATGAGATGAAGCGCCTCGCCAACCAGGCGAGGAAGTCATCCCTCCGTGTCGGGAAGACCCCGTACTCTCCCGAGGCGGCCCGTCGTTTCAAGCCCGAGGTCGAAAGCCTCCGGGCCAAGCTCAAGCGGGCCTATGCCGGAAAGCCCCTTGAGAGGCAGGCTCAAGTCATCGCTAATGCGAAGATGAAACTGCTTCTCCAGGACTCCCCGGACCTCCGGGACGATTCGGACCGCCGGGCCAAGTACGAGAGGCGGTACATCAAGGACGCCAGAGCCCGAGTCGGCGCCGACCACTACAAGGTCGAGTTCACAGAACGGGAATGGCAGGCCGTCAAGCACGGCGCCATCACCGAGAACTTCCTCAGCGACCTGATCGCCGAGGCCGACGCCGACCACGTCCGTCAGATGTCCTCTCCTCGGGCCAGGACTGCTCTGACGTCGGCTCAGCAGAGCACGCTCAGACGGCTCAAGAAGAGCGGCTACACCAATGCGGACATCGCCGATGCCCTTGGCGTCAGCCCGTCCACCGTTCGCAACTACATGGCTGAGGAGGGATTGTGAGAGCGGTCTACATCACGACGTTCGACAATCCTTACGATCCTGCTGATGAGTTCGATGAATGGTTCAGGTTCGATGAGGTTCATCGTTATGGAACTTTGAACCTCCTCTCTCGACTCACGGCCACGGGCGACGAGTCATCTGAAGATTCTGAAGACGAAGACATAGAACTTGCGATTGATTCGATTCTCGAAATCGATTCGACAGGCTTCTACGTCAAGATCGTCAAGGAAGACAGCTAGAAGGGAGGGATGGCGAAGCGCTCGAAGCGGGGGGAGGTCCGGCAGAAACGGCACCCCCCGCTGCTTCGCCGCCCCCTACCGCAAAGCCCCGGCGGGATATTTTCCAGGGGTCTGCGGCCGCATCGGTCACCCCGCTTCTTCGTTCCTTTCAAGCGGATGATATTCTCCCGATCGGTGCGGTCACAAACCCCTGGAAAACCGCTTCTGAAAGGAGTGCATCATGCCCATGACGCCTCCGTTCTCGGACGAAGCCCATGAGAAGAAGATGATAGCCCTGGCAATGGCCCAGGCCGAGTCGCTTATGGAGTCCGGAGATGCTCCCCCGGGTGTCATCCTGCACTTCGTCAGGCTGGGATCCGAGCGATCCAAGCTCGAGATGGAGAAGCTTCGGGCCGAGAACGAGATGCTACAGGCCAAGACCAAGGCCCTCGAGGCCCAGGCGCGATCAGACGAGCTGTTCCAGAAGGCCCTCGACGCCTTCGCCGGCTATCGGAGCTCGGCGGGCGACGATGATTAGGACCTACAGCGAACTGTCCCGTCTCGAGACCTACAAGGAACGATTCGACTACCTGAAACTGCTCGGAACGCCCGGACGCGAGACCTTCGGCTTCGCCAGGCGCATCAACCAGGCGTTCTACCAGTCCAAGGAGTGGAAGCGGGCCCGCGTGAACGCGATCGCCCGCGACATGGGGTACGACATGGGGGTCATCGGCTATCCGATCGGCTCCAAGGTCATAGTCCATCATATGAACCCCCTCATCGAGGAGGACATCCTCTCGGGGGACCCCGCGATCCTCGATCCGGAGTTCCTGATCTGCGTCTCGCACAACACCCACAACGCGATCCACTACGGATCGTTCGATCTGCTCCCCCAGCCCGTGATCGAGCGCGCTCCGGGGGACACGACACCCTGGAGGTGACATGAGCTCGATCCTCAGGGACGTCAAGCAGACTCTCGGCGTCGATCCGGACGACCGGACCTTCGACATCGACCTTAGTCTGCACATCAACTCCGCCCTGGCCATCGTCCACCAGATCGGGCTCAGGATCGAGCCCCGCGTCGTGGACGACAGCCTCGAGTGGGAGAATCTGTATATCGGAACGTACCTCGATCTCGTCCGAGAGGTCGTCGTGCTGCACTGCCGGCTCGCGTTCGACCCGGCCGGGTACTCGTTCGTGAACTCCGCCCACGAGAAGCTGCTCGAGGAGGCCAAGGTGAGGCTACAGTACGCACTGGAGGTGCCGTCGTGATCATCAACGGCGATATTCTCGCCCAGTTCGGTGTCAGGGGCATGAAGTGGGGCGTTCGCAAGCCGACCACCCGCGGTTCGACGCCCCCGTCCAAGCGGGCGCCCAAGGAGGGCGGCGAGAAGCGCCAGTCCCTCGACATGCACTCCATGAGCGACACCGAGCTGCGCAACGCCATCAACCGCATCAAGATGCAGAAGGAGTACGCGCAGCTCACGGCCCCTCCCCCCAAGGAGAAGGGCCGCGGCCGCCAGCTCGTCGAGAACATCGTGTTCTCCTCCGCCGAGGCCGCCGGCAAGAAGGTCCTCACGGGCGCTCTCACGAACGTCCTGGAGAACGCTCTTCCCCCGGCCCTCCGCGGCAAGCCCGAGAAGTCCAAGGCCGACCAGGTCGCCGAGAAGGTCCTGAAGGGCCTGAAGGGCGACAAGAAGGCGGACGAGGGCGGAGACGAGCCTTCGAGCCCGGAGAAGCCGAAGCCCAAGCCCGGTCCGCAGAAGCCTTCGCCGGGCAGCGGACCCCTTCCGGCCCCTCCGAGCCCCGCGCCCTCGGGCGGTGGAGCTCGTCAGGCTCCTCCGCGCCACTCGTCCGGTTCGCGCCCGAGTAACCCGTTCAGAAGGAGCGGCGGCAGTGCGAAGAAGTCGTCTCCGCCCACCGTCGACGTCCCGGACGCCACCGTGAGGCCGAAGCCCTCGGGACCCGCGCCCGTCGCGGCGATTCCGAGCAAGCCCTCCACCCAGGGCCGTCCCGGTCATTCGGGTTCGGGTCGCTCGTACAACAACGACTCATCGAGCACCGACCGCAAGGGCGGGGGCGCCACCCAGGGCCGTCCCGGAACGACCGGGAAGCGCAAGCGCCGCAAGTGGCCGTTCGGTCATGGCGATCTTGACGGCATCGTCGTCGATATTCTGGGCGAGATGGACTGATGCTCTCGAACACGGCGGTTCCACGCTACTACGCCGAGTTCCGGGGCAAGGTCCTCCGCGGCGAGATACCAGTCTGCCGCGAGATCTCGATGGAGATGAATCGGATAGACGCCCTCGTGGCCGACCGGAACATCTGGTACGACGACGAGGCCGTGGAGGGCTGGATCCGCTACTGCGAGGCCGAGTTGACGCTGACCGACGGCGAGCCGCTGGTCCTGCTCGACTCGTTCAAGCTGTGGGGGGAGCAGGTCTTCGGCTGGTACTACTACACCACCCGGTCCGTATACGTCAAGGACGATAACGGACCGGGTGGGCACTTCGAGCAGCGCCGAGTTCTCAAGCGCCTGATCGACAAGCAGTACCTCATCGTCGCACGTGGCGCCGCGAAGAGCATGTACGCGTCGGTGATCCAGAACTACTTCCTGAACATCGACACGTCCACGACTCATCAGATCACGACCGCCCCGACGATGAAGCTCGCCGAGGAGGTCATGAGTCCGTTCGCGACCGCCATCACGCGCTCGCGGGGGCCGCTGTACAAGTTCCTCACGGCGGGGTCCATTCTGGCGACCTCGGCGAGGCCGGCCGACAGGAAGCTCCTGGCCCACACCAAGAAGGGTATCCAGAACTTCCTGACGAACAGCCTCCTCGAGATCCGCCCCATGTCCGTCGACAAGCTCCAGTCGCTCCGCCCCAAGGTCTGCACCGTGGACGAGTGGCTCTCGGGCGACACGCGCGAGGACGTGGTCGAGGCGCTCGAACAGGGGGCGTCCAAGGTCGAGGGATGGCTCATCGTGGCCACCTCGTCCGAGGGCACCGTCCGCAACGGCGTGGGTGACACCAAGAAGATGGAGCTGATGCGCATCCTGCGCGGCGAGGAGGAGGATCCCCACACCTCCATATTCTACTACCGCCTGGACGACATCAAGGAGGTCCCCGACCCGGCGACCTGGATGAAGGCGAATCCCAACATCGGGATCACGGTCTCCTACGAGACCTACGAGCGCGCCGTCGCCAGGGCCGAGGCCAACCCGGCGCTGCGGAATGATATTCTCGCGAAGCGGTTCGGGATCCCCATGGAGGGGTACACCTATTACTTCACGTACGAGGAGACCCTTCCGCACCGCCGCAAGGAGTACTGGCGGATGCAGTGCGCGATGGGCGCCGACCTCTCGCAGGGCGACGACTTCTGCGCCTTCACGTTCCTGTTCCCCAACAAGAACGGGACGTTCGGCGTCAAGACGCACTGCTACATATCCTCGAGGACGCTGTCGCTCCTCCCCGCCGCCATGCGGCTGAAGTACGACACGTTCATCGAGGAGGGAGGACTACAGGTCCTCGAGGGGGCCGTCCTCGACATGATGGACGTCTACGAGGACCTCTGGAAGTTCATCGAGGAGAACGAGTACGACGTCGTGTCCGTCGGGTACGATCCGTACAACGCCAAGGACTTCATCAAGCGCTGGGAGACCGAGAACGGCCCCTACGGGATCGAGAAGGTCATCCAGGGCGCCAGGACGGAGTCCGTTCCACTCGGGGAGATCAAGATCCTGGCCACGGACCGACGACTCCTGTTCGATCAGGACCTGTTCGGCTGGGCGATGGGCAACTGCATCACCCTCGAGGACACCAACGGCAACCGGAAGCTCTACAAGAAGCGCCGGGACCAGAAGATCGACGCCGTGGCGGCCCTCATGGACGCCTACGTGGCGTACAAGAACCACCGCGAGCTGTTCGAGTGAAGGAGGCCCATGGCCATCACTGACCGCATACGGCGGGCCTGGTCCGCCTTCAAGCTCGAGGGCAGGGTGCCCGACGACGTCGGCGCCGTGTCCACGGGTCAGTCCAGGAGCATGCTCCCGTCGTTCATGTCCAAGGACTCGATCGTCGCGAAGCTGTACAACCAGATCGCGCTCGACGTCGCTAGCGTGTCGTTCAAGCATGTCCGCGTCAACGAGTCCGGGGCTTACGCCGCCGACAAGTCCTCGCGCCTCGGGGAGAGGCTTTCGCTGTACGCGAACATCGACCAGACCTGGGATCGCCTCGTGCAGGAACTCGTCTGGACCATGTTCGAGAACGGCTCGGCCGCACTCGTCGCCGTCGACACGTCGAAGGACCCGACCTCGACCGACTCTTACGAGATCGACTCGCTGCGCGTGGGCCGGGTGTCCAAGTGGTACCCGCGCCATGTCGAGGTTGATCTGTACGACGACCGATCGGGGCAGCGGAAGCAGATCGTCCTCCCCAAGGAGGTCGTCGCGATCGTCAACAACCCCATGTACGAGGTGATGAACCGCCCCAACTCGGACCTTCAGCGCCTCCTCAGCAAGCTCTCCATCCTGGACGCCATCGACAAGCAGTCGGGGTCCGGCAAGCTCGACGTCCTCATCCAGCTCCCCTACGTCGTCAACTCCGAGTTGCGCGCCAAGCGGGCCAAGCTCCGTCAGGAGGAGCTCGAGCAGCAGATGGAGAACAGCAAGTACGGGTTCGCGTTCCTCGACCCGGGCGGGCAGGTCATCCAGCTCAACCGCGCGTCGACGAACAACCTGATGGACCAGGTCACCTGGCTCACCAATCAGGTGTACTCGTCGCTCGGGGTCAGCGAGGAGGTGTTCATGGGCAAGGCCACGGAGCTCCAGATGCTCACGTACTACAACCGGACCGTGAACCCGATCCTCGACGAGATCGCGAAGGCCATGACGGGCACCTTCCTCGGGAAGACCGCCCGCTCGCAGGGCCAGCGCATCGCATGGTTCAGGGACCCGTTCCGCCTCGTCCCGATGGGGCAGCTCGGCGACCTGGCCCAGGCGCTCACCTCCGCGGAGATCATGTCCTCCAACGAGGTGCGCGACAAGATCGGACTCATCGCGTCCGAGGACCCGCGCGCGGATGAGCTCGTCAACGCCAACATCAACAACAGGCAGACGGCCGACCGACCCTCCGTGGCCCGGCCCTACGCCGATCCAGGAGAGGAGTCATAATGGGAGGTAAGCGGAAGCCCGATGTCTCCGGGTGGGCGACGAGGTACAACGTCACCTGCACGGACGGCCTCACCCTGGCACCCGGCGCCTTCGCACGAAACGATGGCGACCAGGTGCCCGTCGTCTTCCAGCACAACCATCAGTCGATCAGCAACGTCCTCGGGCACGCCCGTGTCAAGGACATGCCCGAGGGGGTGCGCGCCGACATCTTCTTCGACGACACCCCCGAGGGGCGCTCCGCACGGACCAAGGTGCAGCACGGGACGCTCAACAGTCTCTCGGTATTCGCAACCGGGGTCGAGAAGATCGAATCCACCGTCACCCACGCCAATCTCGCCGAGATCTCGCTCGTCCTCAAGGGCGCCAACCCCGAGGCGAAGATCGACGAGATGTACATTCAGCACAGTTACGGGGATCTCGAGGACGCGGAGGCGTTCGTCGCGAGCTTCGGCGAGACCCTCTCCCACGCGGATGACGGCGGATCGGACACCCCCGACGACGGCGACTCCGACGAGGACGAAGAGGAGACCGTGGAGGACATCTGGAACGACTTCTCCGACAAGCAGAAGGAGGCCGTCGGCGTCATCGTCGAGGCCGCCCTCAAGAAGGCCGGAGAGGACGACTCCGACGCATCCGACGACAACGACAAGAAGGAGAAGGAAGACGTGTCGCACCACAACGTCTTCGAGGGCGGCACCGCCACCCTCAGGAGCGACGTCGACATCGACGCCGCACGCGCCGCCATCGGTCACGATATCACCACCCTTGGCTCGTTCCAGGCGGCGTACATGGCCCACGCCGAGACCTACGGCCTGAAGTCGCCTGAAGTTCTGTTCCCGGAGGCCCAGGTCACCGGGGACATCAAGACCGTCGACCGCGATCAGACCTGGGTGACCCAGCTGCTCAACGGCGTCCGCAAGCTGCCCTACGCCAGGTTCAAGTCCCGTTACGCGGACCTGACCCAGGAAGAGCTGCGGGCCCGGGGCTACATCACCGGCTCGCGGAAGCTGGACATCGTCACCGAGATCAACCAGCGCGAGACCGGCCCCCACACCGTGTACGTCAAGACCCGTCTGGACAGGGACACGGAGATCGACCTCTCCACCGTCCAGAACTTCCAGGTCTGGAACTACCTGTGGAGCCTGCTCCGTCGGAAGATGAACGAGGAGCTCGCTCGCGCCATGCTCCTCGGCGACGGCCGCGCCGCCGGATCTCCGGACAAGATCCCGGAGAACCGCATCCGCCCGATCGTGTCGGACGACGACTGGTACACCCGCCGCTTCAAGATGTCCGACGCCAGCCTCAAGCTGGAGGACAGCTCGGCGGTGGAGGAGGTGTCCTACATCATGGACTCCTACATGGGCGATGGGATGCCGTACTTCTACGGCGCCTCCCAGACCATCGCCCGTCTGCTCCACGCCAAGGACAAGCAGGGCCGCGCCCTGTACTCGTCCAAGGCCGAGCTGGCGGACAAGATGGGCCTGGCCGGCTTCGTCACCGTGCCGTACCTGCGCAACGCCAAGACGACCACCGAGGCCGGCACGCGCGACATCTTCGGCGTCATCGTCAACCCGAGCGACTACTGGAGCGGCACCGACAACGGCGGCCAGCTGACCCAGTTCGAGGCGTTCGACATCGACGTGAACCAGAAGAAGGCTCTTCTGGAGACCCGTCTGTCGGGCGCCCTGAGCGCTCCGGGGACCGCGATCCTCCTGACCGGCACCCCGACGCCTCTGACCGGCGTCATGGTGCCCGACCCGAAGAAGTCCGCCGACCCGCAGCTGCCCATCCTGAAGTAGGATGCGCTACTTCGGCGAGATCGGCTTCGCCGAGACACGTGAGACGTCCCCCGGTATCTGGCAAGAGGTCATCACGCCTCGCAGATACCGGGGGACGGTCACGACCGCGTCGCGCCGCTACAACGACGGCGAGACCGTCAACGGCACTCTCAAGACCAACGCTGTCATCTCGATCGTCGGCGACACTTACGCCTTCGACCACCTGTTCGCCATACGGTGGTGCCAGTGGGCGGGAGCGCTGTGGACGGTCTCGTACGCCGACTTCAAGCGGCCGCGGATCGTGCTCACGCTCGGCGAGCTCTACAACGTTCAAAATGGAGGGTGAATCGTGTCCCCGGAGGAACGACGACTCGAACTCCATCAGAAGCTGGTGTCGCTTCTCGGGAGCACCAACGTCTACCACCAGCCCCCCGAGAATCTGGCGCTCCGGTTCCCGGCCATCATCTACGAGCGGGTGGACTACGACGTGATCCACGCCGACGACATCCCGTACCACGTCACTCGAGAGTGGCAGATCTCGGTCGTGTCGCAGGAGCCTTCGAACCCCGTCGTGGACGCTCTCATGAAGTGGCCCATGGCGACCTTCAAGACGAGCTACGTCGTCGACCGCATGCGTCACGACGTGGTCAACATTTACTACTAGGAGGAAACATGGCCGTCCTCACATGGGACGAGTCCGGGAAGCGCTTCGGCGAGACCGGCACCAAGTACGGAGTCATCTACCGCAAGGACAACTCGGGGAAGTACAAGACCGCTCAGGCCTGGGGAGGTCTGACCGGTGTCTCCACCGAACCCGAGGGCGGAGAGGCCAACGACAACTACGCGGACGACATCAAGTACCTCACCCTGATGTCGGCGGAGAACTTCAAGGGCACCATCAAGGCCTTCGACTTCCCACCCAACTTCTCGGAGTGCGACGGCACCGCGTTCCTCGACGACTCCCTCAAGGGCTCGTTCGTCACCGGCCAGGACCGCATCCCGTTCGGCTTCTCGTGGCGCACCACCATCGTCAACGACGACAAGGGCACCGCGTTCGGCTACCGCATCCACATCGCGTACGGCTGCCTGGCCAGCCCGTCCTCGCAGGAGAACGCCACCATCAACGACTCCCCGTCGTTGAAGGAGTTCTCCTGGTCCTTCTCCGGCACTCCCGTTCCCGTGCCCGGCAAGAAGCCCTCGGCGTACCTGTACTTCGACAGCCGTTACGAGAAGCCCGCGGTCCTCAAGGCCCTGTCGGACATCCTGTACGGCACCGAGAACAAGGATCCCGAGCTTCCGCTGCCCGCCGAGCTGATTCCGCTCCTCAAGGCCGCGAACGTGTAGAAAGACTCCAGGGAATGCTCCAGATACGATTGCCCGCCGAAGAAGGATGGGACTCTGAGGCGGAGACCTTCATCGACTTGCCCGAGGTCGTGCTGTCGCTGGAGCATTCCCTGGTCTCCCTCTCAAAATGGGAGGCCATCTGGCACAAGCACTTCCTCGGCCGCAAGGACCTCACCCCGGCCGAGATCGTGTCCTACATCCGGTGCATGTCGGAGGAGCCGATCGACGACAGCACCATCGCCCGCTTCAGGCAGGCCGACCTCAACGCCGTGGCGGACTACATCAAGGAGAGCCGCACCGGCACCACGATCACCGACAGGCGCGGACAGCAGGGCTCCAGCCAGTTCGTGACGTCGGAACTCATCTACGGCTGGATGGTCGGGTGCCAGATCCCGTTCCAGCCGTCTGAGACCTGGCATCTGAGTCGCCTTCTCAAACTCATCAGGGTGTGCCAGATCCAGCAGGACCCGAAACCCAGCAAGATGAACCAGAACGACTGGATCGCGGAGCGCAACCGGCTCAACGAGCAGCGCCTCGCCGCGAGGAGGAAACATGGCTAAGATCAAGGGGATCCTGGAGGCGGCCAACACGACGCTCGTGCTCACGCCCCTCGCGGACACCAGTGTCAAGACGGGCGCTGAGCGGTGGATGATCCACTCGCACGTCCACGTCGACTTCGAGCTGCCCGACGGGTTCTACAACGTGGAGTCCATCGGCGGTCAGTTCGATCTCGAACTCATCAAGATCACCGGCGAGATCACTCCCGACAGTCTCGTCGGAGGAGGCGGTGGTGGGGGCGGTGCCGCCGGACCCGGCTCGTTCCTGCGTCTCCGAGTCGGCGATCCAGTTCCCGCAGGCACCCCCTCCGGGACGCTGATCGTCAGGGTGGCATGAGCGCCAAGGTCAGGGGCATAGCGCACGCCAACGCCGCTAACGCCTCTGGGACCCCGCTCACGGTCGCCTCTCAGCCCGGCGACACCGCCGTCATCATCGCTTCCGCCCAGCTGGCCGGTCCGGCGCAGCCATATTCTGTTCCGGACGGCTGGCAGGGCAATGCGGCGTCCCCCATCACCGGTACCAACCGGTCGGGATACGTCGCGTACCGCAAGGTCACCGCCTCGAGCCAGACGGCCGGTGTCGAGTGGTACAACAAGGACGCCGGGTGGACCGCCCGGCAGAACGCCGTCATGGTGGTCTTCGAGGGCGAGCTTGAGATCAGGGTCACCGACTGGCAGACCGCGGTTCCGACAGTCGGTGAGGATACGTACATCGCCTCTCAGTCGCACGGCCCCATGACGAACAAGCTCATGGAGTGGACCGTCGCCGGCGATATTCTGTACGACGGCCTCGACTCGGTTTCCACCAACCGGTCGTGGTCCGCCATCCGGTTCGGCGTCACGTCCCAGCCCCCTGGTAACATGGGGGATGGGCAGATTCCGAACGCCTGGTGCGCGTTCACCGCGAAGGTCGCCTTCGTGGCGACTCCGGGGGCGTCGTGGTACCAGAACGGATCCGAGGTCCCGGCCCGCGTCTCCGTGTACGAGAACGACTCCGAGAAGCAGGCGACCCGTCTCGGCGTCATGCCGAAGGGGCCGTCCACTCTCGCGGAGCTGTACAGGATTCCGAACTTCGTGGTCGCCCACCGCGGAGGATCGTCGTCCTGGACGGAGAGCACCCAGCAGGCGTACACCAATTCCATGGCGTACGGCATGGACGCCCTCGAGATCTCGTGCGCCCGCACGTCCGACGGGGTCTGGTTCGCCAATCACGACAACAACCTCAAGGCGCTCGGCGGGCCCGACAAGAACACGGCGAACATGACCTGGGCGGAGGTCGTTGACGCGATGAAGGGCATGCCCGACAAGATGCCCTGCCGGCTCGACTGGCTGCTCGAGAAGTACGGCGACGATACGGTGATCGTCTTCGACCCGAAGAACAACCACCCTCTGCGCGACGAGTACTTCGGCATCCTCGAGCCGTACAAGGAGCGGGTCCTGATCAAGTTCTTCGGGGACCTGATCTCCCTGTTCGACGACGCGCGCGCTCGCGGCTTCGGTGCCTGGGGCTACGCGTACGAGCCGAACAAGACGGCCACCTGGTGGAAGGACTTCGTCAGCGGCGAGCACCTTGACGTGCTGTCGATGTCGTGGACCGCGTCCCAGGAGGTCTACGACCAGCTCAAGGTCTCCGGCAAGCCCATCGTCTCCCACATCACCGGTCAGCCCAGTCATGCCGAGGCGGCCGCGAAGAAGGGGGCGACGGGCACCATCGCGTCCGGAGTCAGCAAGTTCAAGTCCATCCAAGTCTAGGAGAACCAATGCCCACCGCAGTCAGCTACGGCAGTAAGTTCAAGGGCGACATCGTCATCCGCCCCGCCGTCGTCTCGAAGGGGGATCTGCTCAAGCCGGGCGCCCTCCTCAACAAGACGACTCCGACCGTCAACCTCGACGCCGGGATCTACGTGTTCGAGTTCCTCGACACCACCATCCCGCCGGTCCCCAAGACCATCAGCGGCACCGGGACGCTGAGCGTCGAGACGGTCATCCCCTGACCTCAAAATAGGAGGTAATGAATGAGTGATCCCATCGAGCGGCAGGAGGTCGCTCTCACTCCGTCCAAGAAGGACCCCTTCGAGGACAAGGCCGACGACATCTCGCAGACTCCGGAGGTGCTCGCATGAGCGCGGCCAGCGTTCTGTACAATGCCACTCGGCGAATCGGGTACTACGCCCCGGACGACCCCGAGCCCGGGTCCGAGGCGGGCAGGTACTGGGCGGCGAAGACGGGCCAGCAGTGGCTCGCCGGTCCGTCCGAGTCCATCTGGTGGTGCATGCTCTTCGTAAGCATGGTGTTCGACGAGGCCGGCGAGCTCGACGCCATCGGCGGCTTCTCGTACAACACCGATGTCACCATCGCCCACATCCGCAACCACCCGGACGCGTACTTCGTGTCCGTCGCGGACGCGGAGCCCGGCGACGTCGTCATCTTCGACTGGGACGAGAGCACCGTCGCGACCGACCACGTCGGCATCGTCGAGGCGAATCTCGGCGGCGGCGTCCTCCAGACCATCGAGGGCAACACCTCGTCCGGCGCCTACGGGTCTCAGTCCGCAGGCAACGGAGTCTGGAGGAGGCGGCGGTCCTACGGGATCGCCTACGTCATCCGTCCGGCGTGGGGGAGCTCCGGCTCCTCGGGCAAGGCCGCCGCTCCCGCGGTCAAGCCCTCGTGGTGGGTCGACGAGGACGGCGTCTGGGGCTCCCAGACCGGCGGTCGTTTCCGCCGCGTCATGGGCCTCACCGACTCGGCCACCTGGACCGAGGCGTGCAAGAGGTTCCAGACCTTCCTCAACTGGGCGCTCGACGCCTACGAGATCCGGAAGCTCACGGGCGAGTACAAGCTCGTGGTCGACGGGGTCGACGGTTGGAAGACCTGGAAGTGCTTCCAGCACTGGTGGAACAACTCGGACGTCCCGGGCGACGACTCCACCCTCGAGCTGGACGGCATCCTCGGTGTCGACACCGTCACGAAGGTTCAGAAGGCCCTGAACCAGTCGTGGCACGGATCCGGCGGCTTGGCCAAGGCCGCCTGACCTCAAAATGGGAGGCATAACGCTCGAGGCGAGCGGCAGCTACTCCAGCACCACCACCTGGCTCCAGCGACTCGGTCGGATGTCGATCGAGCAGCAGCTCGCCAGGTACGGAGCGAAAGGAGTGAAGGCGCTCGCCTCGAGCACCCCCGTCGAGACCGGGAAGACGGCGTCGTCCTGGTCCTACTCCGTCACCAGGAAGGGCGATACGTGGATCCTCTCCTGGGAGAACACTAACGTCGTACGCGGCGTCCCCATCGCGATCATCCTCCAGTACGGCCACGTCACCGGAACAGGGGGGTGGGTTCAGGGGCGTGACTACATCAACCCGGCGATCAAGCCGCTAATGGACGAGATCGCCGAGGGCGTCTGGAGGACGGTGAAGAATGGCTAAGATCGACGAGCGGGTGGTCTCGCTCAAGTTCAAGGCGGACCAGTTCCTGAGCGGGATCAAGTCGTCTCTGGACGGCCTCCGCCAGCTGGACGACGGTCTGAACAAGAACATCTCGGCGAGCGGTCTGAACCAGATCAGCTCCGCCGTCAAGAACATCGATCTCGAGTCCCTCGGTGTCGCCGCGGAGAACGTCGGCACACGGTTCAGCATCATGGCCAACGCCGCCTCGGTGGCGATCGGCAACCTGGCGAGCAACGTCATCTCGCAGGCCGCCTCGATGGTGAAGTCGTTCACCCTCGATCCGATCATCGACGGCTTCAAGGAGTACGAGCTTCAGCTCAACGCCACCCAGACGATTCTGGCGAACACGGCGTCCAAGGGCGAGGATCTCAACACGATCACCGCCGCCCTCGACGAGCTGAACAAGTACGCAGACGACACCGTCTACAACTTCACCGAGATGACGACCAACATCGGACGGTTCACCGCCGCCGGCGTTGGTCTGAAGGACTCGGTCGCCGCCATCAAGGGCATGTCGAACCTCGCGGCCGTCATGGGCGCGGATTCCACCCAGGCGGCCACCGCCATGCAGCAGCTGTCGCAGGCGCTCGCCACGGGCACCGTTCGACTCCAGGACTGGATGTCGATCGAGCATGCCTCCATGGGTGGCGAGGCGTTCCAGGAGGCTTTGAAGCGCACTGCTGCGACCTACGGCACGAACGTCGACGCCCTGATCGAGAAGAACGGCTCGTTCCGCGAGTCGCTGCGCGAGAACTGGCTCACGTCCGAGATCATGATCGAGACGCTGACCCAGCTCACGGGCGATCTCTCTGATGAGCAGCTTCGCTCGATGGGTTACACCGACGAGCAGATCGCCGATATTCAGCAGTACGCGGCGATGGCCAAGTCGGCTGCGACCGAGTACAAGACCTTCTCCCAGGTCGTCGGCGGCGTCCAGGAATCGCTCGGCTCCGGCTGGGCTCAGTTCTGGCGCACCATGATCGGCGACCTTAACGAGTCGAAGGCCCTGTGGACCGCCGTCGGCAACACCATCAAGGCGCCGATCGACGGCTTCTTCGCCAGCATGTCGGCCGTCACCGCCGAGTTCGTGGCGCTGGGGGGCAGGACCTCGATCCTCAACACGATCGGGAATCTGTTCAACATCATCGCCAAGCCGGTCCGCGCCTTCGTGGGCGGATTCAAGGAGGCCTTCGCAGGGTCCCCCGCCAAGGCGCTCGCAACGTTCGCCCATCTCCTGGAGAAGGTGACCGCGGCGTTCGTCCTGAGCGACGAGGCGACGGAGAAGCTCCGCCAGACCTTCGCCGGTCTGTGGAGCATCGTCCACATCGCGACCATCCCCTTCACCCAGCTGTTCAAGCTGGTGTCATGGCTCGGCGACAAGATCCTCACGCTCGTCGGCATCTTCACCGGCGCCGGCACGAACGGCTTCCTTTCGTTCACCGCGGCCATCGCCAAGGGCCCAACCGCCCTGAACAAGTGGCTCACGGCGCTCGACCCGGTCGGCAAGCTGATCGACTGGCTCAATCCGAAGCTGAAGGTCGTCAGCGACTGGATCAGCACCCACTTCACAGCCGGATTCGAGGGGGCGACGGGCGCAGTCGGCAGGTTCAAGGCCGCTGTCGGCGCCAGGCTCACCGAGAAGTTCGAGGCGCTCAAGACGGCGCTCCACAACGTCGGACAGTCGGCCAAGGAATGGCTCTCGCCGCGTCTCCACGAGGCGGGCGAGTCGCTCAGGGCTCTCGGCGAGCAGGTCAAGGCGAATCTCTCGGCCAAGTTCGAGTCGCTCAAGTCCAAGCTCACCGAAGTCGGACACGTCTTCGGTGAGGTGTTCGGAAACCGCGCCGACCTGCTGTCCGGGCTGACCCCGTTCGGCGAGAAGATGCGCGGCGTCGCCGAGTCGCTCCACAACGCCTATCTCAAGGCGAAGGAGTTCGCCGAGGGCGTCAAGGCCGCGTTCGGCAGCAGCATCACGGCGGGCCTCGACAGAGTCCGCGCCGGCATCGACTCTCTCGTCGCCAAGCTCAAGGACAAGGCCGGCAACATCACAGTTCCGCCGGTCGACACCTCGGGCGCTCAGGCCGCCGTCGCGACCGCGACTGCATCCGTCACCGCCACCGCCTCCACGGCGACCACGGCGGCCAAGTCAAAATGGGAGGAGTTCTGGGCCTCGGTCAAGGACTTCGCCGTTCGGAACTTCGGCCCGATCAAAGAGGTCCTCGAGAAGGTCTGGACGGTCGTCAAGAACGTCTTCGGACACGTCGGCACCGCGCTCAAGAACGCCTTCACCATCGACGAGGGCGAGCTGGGCCTCGTCAAGCTGCTGAACCTTCTTCTGGCGGGCGGCCTCACGGCGGGCATCTACAAGATCGCCCAGGCGATGAAGGCCGCGACGGAGCCGATCTCGGGATTCACCGAGCTGCTCCAGTCGTTCGCCGCAGTCGCGGACGCGACTGCTCAGAACATCAAGGCGAGGTCGTTCCTGACGATCGCAGCCGCCATCGCGGTCCTCGCCGCGGCGCTCTGGATCCTGTCCAACGTCGCGACGGACGACCTGTCCAACGGCATCATGGCGATCGCCGCCATCGTCACCACCCTCGTGTCCGTCATGAAGGCCATCGACAAGCTCGAGGCCACCGGCGGGAAGATGGCGGTCGTCGGCGCGGCGCTCCTCCTTGTCGCTGGTGGTCTCGCCATTATGGCGATCGCGGTCAACAAGCTGGCCAAGATCGACACGGGCGACCTCCTCAAGGCGGGGCTGGCCCTGTCGTTCCTGACCACGCAGATGCGCGGCATGATGGAGTCCATGGACGAACTGGACCTGTCCTCGTTCAAGTCCACGGCCATCATCGGTGTGGCCCTGGGCCTCTACCTCGCTGCATCGGCAGTCGCCAAGCTCGGCAGCATGGACGTCGGGACCCTCATCAAGGGGACGATCGTCTCGAAGTACCTGCTCGAGTTCATGGCCAGTTACCATAAGACGTCGGCCGCCAGCGAGGGAGCCACGACGGTCAAGTCCGGCGCCATCATCGCCACCGCTCTGGCCCTCTACATCGCCGCCAAGGCCGTGGAGAAGCTCGGGAGCATGGATATTCCGACCCTTGCCAAGGGGACGATCGTCACCGGGCTGCTTCTGAAGTTCATGGCATCCGCCCAGCGGATCCCGGTGACTTCGAACCCGGTCGGCGCCGGAGCCATGCTGGCCACGGCCGCCGTGCTCCTCGCCATCGGCAAGTCCGTCCAGATGCTGGCCGAGATCCCGTGGCTCAACCTCGCCGCCTCCGTCCTCGCCATCCAGATGGTCCTCGGCGGACTGTCGGCGGCGATGGAGTCGGTGGACGACGACGCCACGGGCGGTGCCGCTCTGATCATGGCCGCAGCCGGTATCATGATCCTCGCCAAGAGCATGCAGGTCATCGGCGGCATGGACGTCAAGCAGATCGCCATCGCCCTGGGCGCCATGGCGGCCGGTCTGTTCATCGTCATCACGGCGGGCAAGCTCGCGATGGCCGGCGCCGAGGGCCTCATGGTTCTGGCGGTCGCCCTGGCGGGTCTGGGTCTGGTCGTGGTGTCGTTCGCAGTCGTCCTGACCGCTCTGACGGCGCTCCTCACGGTCGTCGCGGCGGTGGGGGCTCCGGCGTTCGCCGTGCTGGCGGCGGGCATCAACATGCTCTCGGGGACCATCCCGGTCCTCGCCAAGGCCATCGCCGAGGGTCTGGTCGCGATCATCGTCACGCTGGGGCAGAACGCTCCGGCGATCAAGGACGCGATCGTGGCCATCATCTGGGCCATAGCCACGGCGATCATCGAGAGCACGCCGGTCGTCGCCAACGCGATCATCTCGCTGCTCCTCGGTATGGCTCAGGTCCTGCGCGACACGGGACCGACGCTGATCGAGACGTTCCTGTTCCTGATCATGACGCTGCTCCAGCAGCTCAGGGACAACGCGTACCAGTTCGCGGTCGTCGCGGCCGAGCTGATCGTCAACTTCATCAACGGCATCGCCTCGAAGATCGGCGACATCATCGCGGCCGCGTTCAACCTTATCATCTCGTTCATCGAGGGACTGGCGGACGCGATCGACCAGAACGGCCCTCGCCTGCGCGCGGCCCTGAAGAAGATCGTCGTCGCGATCATCAACTTCTTCAAGGGCGTCGCCAGTGACTGGATCGTCATCGGCAAGAACATCGTCAGGGGCATCTGGAACGGCATCGTCGAACTCAAGGACTGGCTCGTGAACAAGGTCACGGGCTGGGTCAGCGGGCTCGTCGACGGCGCGAAGGACGCCCTGGGCATCAAGTCGCCGTCCCGCGTCATGGCGGGAATCGGCAAGTACATGGTACAGGGTTTGGCGCTCGGCATCGACCGGAACGGCAGGGAGGCGCTCACCGCCACCACCACTCTGGCCGAGAACACCGTCCAGGCGTTCAACAACGCTCTCAAGGACGGCGTCAACGCCGAGTTCGGCGCCTTCAACCCCACCGTCAGACCGGTCCTCGACACGACCGACCTGCACAGGGGGCTCGCCGCCATCCAGGCGGTTGATATTCCGGCGTCGGTCCACGGGATCGCCGACGCGGCCGAGCACGCCAAGGCCGCTCAGCAGACCAGTCCCGCGGACGAGAAACAGCGTCCGAACATCACGTTCAACCAGACCAACAACTCGCCCGAGGCACTGTCCGAGGCGGACATCGCGAGGCAGACGAGGAACCTCGTCGCCCGTCTCGAGTACATGTAGGAGGAGACATGATCCGAGCCGTATCAGTGACGGCGGACAACGGCACTAACGCCATCCTGAGTCTCTCGGATCCATGGGGCACCGGCGTGGCGGTGCTCAAGATCGACGGACTGGGCCCCGTGAAGAGCGACATCTTCGTCACGAATTACGGGGCCCGGTCCGGCGGTTACTACAACGGCTCCCGCGCCGGAACCAGGGACATCACCCTCACCCTCAAGCCCGTCGGCATCGACCTGGAGCGCGTCCGACGGTGGCTCTACCGCCTCCTGCCCGTCCAGGAGCGCGTCACGCTCACATTCGTCATGGACCACGGCGAGCTGGAGACCAGCGGCTACGTCGAGTCCTTCGAGCCGGACATCTTCAACAAGTACTCCACGTACACCGTCGGGATCCGCTGCCCGGACCCGTTCTTCACCGAGACGGGGTCGCTCATCACGACGACCGAGGTCCTCACCGACGTCGGCCCGCTGTTCGAGTTCCCGTTCTCGAATCCGACCTACGCCCCGGAGATCGAGTTCAGCAGAACCCTCCCGAAGTGGCAGTACTACATCACCTACGACGGAACGGTTCCCGTCGGGATGTCCATCGACATCAAGTTCCTGGACCTCCCGGGCAACTCCGTCGTCATCCAGGGCGACCGGAACACCTATCTCGAGGCCCAGAACGTCGGCGGCGTCATGAAGGTCAACGGTACGCTCACGATCGTGTCCGAGATCGGGTCCCGCTCCGTCAAGTACACCTCCCCCAACAAGGACAGCACGGTCGACCTCGCCTGGACCACCTGGGAGCAGGGGAACTGGCCGATCCTGTACCCGGGGGAGAACTCGCTCACCATATTCACGGCGTCCCGCGGCCGCTACATCGCGACCGTGAAGTACACCAAGAAGTACCTGGGGGTCTGAAGTGATATTCACCATCGAGTCCGCCTACAGGTGGAACCAGTTCGGCGATCACTCGAACGACATGGTGATCGTGGACGACTTCTACTCCGCCGTCTGGACGGAGCGCTTCGGAGACGTGGGCGAAGCCACTCTCGAGCTCCCGATCGGGTACTATCCGCTGGCGCTCGACGCCAGGAATTACCCCAATGGGCACTACCTGCACTTCTCCGAGTCCAACCACGTGATGAACCTCGTGTCCAGCAGGATCGTGGTCAAGGGCGAGGAGCCGCGCGTCATCCTGAACTACAAGGGCATCGAGAACATGCTCTCGTTCAGGAGGATCAGCCTCGGACCCATGGCCTGGCCGTACTACGAGACGAATCCGAATCCGGCGCTCCATAAGACGCTCATGGATCTGCTCAAGTACGAGATGATCGACCGGTATCCGAATCCTTATCTCAGCATCTGGCAGGATCCGCGCGTCAAGGAGCCGTGGCTGTCGGTGTTCAAGCTCGACTTCAACGTCGGAGACACGGTCCTGGACGCCGTCCTCGCCTCGTGCAATCGCAACACGCCGTTCCGCTACCGTCACGGCTTCGACTTCGTCGTGATCGGCCAGCAGCGCCGGGCCTGGCAGATGCGGATCATCCCGACCGAGGTCTCGGACCCGCTCCCCGACTTCACGGACTACATCGAGTCCCTGGAGTTCGGGATCAGCACGACCGAGTACGCCAATGCGGCCCTCGTCGAGATCCCCAAGATCGAGGAGCGCAAGTCCCCGGGATCGCCCGTCTACGACGAGTTCAACGTCGTCGGAACGCGCATCTACAGGTCTCCCACGTACAACGCGGACAATGTCACTTCGTGGAACAGGGTCGAGAAGTACCTGAAGTACAACCTGGACGGCATGCAGTACAAGGAGGCCATGGCCACGCTCTCATATCTGGAGAACGCGTGGACCCAGATGGGGACACCGAACGACGACGGCCAGGCAAAGAAGATCATCCAGTCCCAGTCCCGGATCCAGACCGTCGCGACCACGCCAGCGACCTTCTCGAACGATCTGGTATACGGGCGGGACTATCAGCTCGGGACGCTGTTCCGATGGACGCCCTACCTCGGCTCCGGAAAGATCCGATCCGCGTGGTTCGGGCTTCAGACCGAGTTCGAGGCCATGATCTCGGAGTTCACCTGGACCTTCGACCAGAACGGGGTCAAGAAGACTCCCGGGATCAAGATGTAAGGAGACGCTTTGACTCAAAGATACGGGTTCTTCGATTCCGACAACGGCGACCGACGATACTCCGCCCTCGACATGGGCAGGATGTTCGACGGCATCATCGCCGACGGGATATTCGCGAACTACCTCGAGGCCTTCAAGGTCTCGCCGTACAACGGTCTGGCGGTCAGGATCGCGCCGGGCAGGTGCTGGTTCAACCACCGCTGGTTCGAGTGCGACGAGACGATCTACCTCGCCCTGGCGGCGGCCCACAACACCTACGCCAGGATCGACGCGGTCTGCATCGAGGTCAACGAGTCCCAGGAGGTCAGGTCCGTCCGCCTGAGGGTCCTCACCGGAACCCCGTCGGCGGCCCCGTCCGTCCCCGAGGGCATCCAGACCGACATGCTGCACCAGTACGTCGTCGCGACCATCAGGGTCAACGCCAACGCCACGACCATCGACGCCACGATGATCACTGACAACCGAGGCGGCTCCCAGTGCCCCTGGGTGGTCGCCCCGGACGCCAGCATCGACGTCGGCAAGATCCTCTCGGACGCGCGGGCCTCGTGGGAGAGCTGGTTCAACACGGTCAAGGAGGCGGCTCTCAATCCGCCCGACGCCAACGTCAAGCTGGCGGCTGTGGAGAAGGACGTCGCCCAGATCAAGAGGAACTGGGACGTCACGAAGATGCGGACCGTCTCCTCCGACGAGGCGGTGTCGTTCCCCTGCCTGACTCGAGACCTCGACACCGCCCTGGTGCCGACCAACCAGCTGGGATTCGAGTCGTTCGCGCAGCAGCCGGCGATCCACAACCAGATCTTCAGGGGCAATCTCCTGGGCGATCACATGACGAACGCGCAGCAGCAGGCCATCAAGAGCGGGAGGTTCACCGATCTCTGGCTCGGCGACTACTGGCTTCGGAACAACGTCCGCTACATCATCGCCGGATTCAACTACTGGCTCGGCCAGCCGGGCGTGGAGAACAACCACATCGTGGTGATGGCGCGGGAGCTGTTCGACTCGGTGCAGTTCCACACGGGCGACATGACGAGCGTTCCGTCGACGTATATGGTTTCGAACACGCTGAACATCGTCGCGCTGAACAGGTTCGCCAACGTGTTCGGCTCGGACAAGATCATGACGCGGGCGCACAACTACGCGACCCAGTTCGACAACAAGACCCTTCCCAGCGAGGTCACAGGCCTCAACGTCAAGGTCTCGCTGATGCAGCCGGGGATGATCACGACCGCCGGCGTCGGCGCCATGGTCAGGGACAGCAGCTACACGATCAACTACTTCAACGACACGATGATCCTGCCGCTGTTCCTCGCCAAGCCGGACTGGCGCAACACCACCGTCAGCCACTGGCTCAACTACGTGTACAGCAAGAACCAGGCGGCGGTCATCGGCATCACCGGTGCCGTCACGGCCGTCCCCGTCACCACCAGGGCCGCATGCTATCCCATCGCGGCGGTGATGGGGTGAGATGCACGCGCTGGAGCTGTTCCTGACCATATTCGGGTCGGCCCTCGCGTCATCCGGATTCTGGTCGTTCATGTCGAGGCGGGCGGACAACCGCCAGGCCGTCGACCATGTGATACGGGGACTCGCCCACGATCGCATCATCCACGTCGGACGGGGCTATATTTATCGCGGCTGGATCAGCTGGGACGAGTACGAGGACTGGACGACGTACCTTGTCAAGCCGTACACCGAGCTCGGGGGCAATGGGATCGCCGAGCGCGTCATCAACGAGGTGGATCGTCTCCCGATCCGCAACGCCAGAGAGGACAAACGACAACATGACACTCGACAACAAGGCGTACAACACCCTTAAGTGGGTCGTGCAGGTCCTGGCCCCGGCGCTGGCCACCCTGTACGTCGCCCTCGCCGCGATCTGGGGACTCCCGCACGTAGAGGCGGTCGTGGGCACCATCACCGCCCTGACCACCTTCGTGGGAACCCTGCTCCAGCTCTCGAGCGCGAAGTACGCCGCCACCGGCGACGGCGAGCTCCACGTCAAGAAGGGCGAGGACGGCGGAGTCGTGTACGCCGTCCTGGGCGAGAAGCCGGAGGCCCTGTCGGGCGTGGTCAACCTCAAAGTCGTCCACAGCTGACAGGGATATTCACAGGTCACGTAGTGAGTAGAAAGGAACACTATGTCTAACTACGCAGCACCATCGGTGGAGGACCTCGCCGCCTACGCGCGAGAGCACCTCTCGAACCTGACTCCGTCCGACCCCGACTACGCCGCCACGCTCAAGGCCGTCATGGACCTCGAGCGGCTCTCCAGCACCCTCCAGAACGAGGAGGTGGAACGCTGGGTCAAGACCTCCGATCAGGAGATCAAGACCCTCGACCACGCCTCGCACAGGAAGGTGGCTGAGAAGCCGCCAGTCGCCCCGACCGTCGTGAGCGCCGCGGCCCAAGTGGGCTCGGTGGGACTCATTGTCTTCGCGGAGCGCATCGCCGTGATCGCGTCCAAGGCCCTGCCGATGGCCTGCCGATTCATTCCGTGATCTCACTCTCCCCGACCCCCTCGGTCCCCTCAAGGATCGCAGGGGGTCGGGGTTCACACGGCGTGATATTTTCACAGGTCCCATAGTGAGAACGTGTATACCGCACTTCTCATCGTCTTCGAGAAAGGAACGACATGATCGGAATCGCACCGATCGCGAGTTTCGTCGCCAGGCACTCCGTCGGGATCCTCACGGGCCTCGCCGTGGCGGGCGTCGGGGTCACGGCCGTCGAGGCGGCGCGAGCCCACGTCGAGGCCCAGGAGATCCGGTATCAGCGCGGCGACACTCCCCGCGAGGTCCTCGCGAACCTCGTCAGGGCCAGGTGGAAGTGCTACATCCGTCCCGTCGCGTGCGGGGCGCTCACCGTCGGCTGCATCATCGCGGCGAACCGCATCAGCGCGAGTCGCCTCGCCGCCGCCTCCCTCGCCCTCGGAGCCGCCAAGACGGAGCTGGGGGATATTCGCAAGGCGGTCGAGTCCCTGCCTGACGAGACCCGCAAGGAGGTCCAGGAGAAGATCCAGGAGCGCCGGACCGAGAGGGCGACGCGGGAGAACCCGGTTCTCCCGTATCACTCGGAACGGGAGATCCTCTGGTACGAGTCGTTCACCGGGAGATATTTCCGGGCGTCGCGGTCCTTCGTCGAGGACGCCGTGAACGAGTGCAACCACGAGATCGTGCATGGGGACTCCGTCTCCCTGAACGAGTTCCTCGGCAAGATGGCGCTCACCCCCACCGACGCCGGCGAGATGCTCGGCTGGGGGATCCTCGGCCCGCTTATCGAGATCGACGTCACGGCCGGGTTCGACCACGAGGGCAAGCCGTGCGCCGTCCTGGGCTTCGTCGACCCGCCGAAGCCGGAGTGGCACCGCCTCGGCTGACCCTCACATTTTGCACGCCGTATAGTGAGAACCTGTCCGCTCAATAGAAAGGAATACAATCATGAGCGACAACAACTCCACCCTCGTCCCCGCCGACAACGGCGAGGCCACCCCTCCCCCCTCGAAGAAGCCCTCGCTTCGGGCCCGTATCAAGGCCCGCCGCCGGAAGTTCGAGGCCGAGCACCCGCTCAGGTCCGCCTGCTGCGAAGAGGCTATGAAGGGGGCGACCTACGCGGCCGCCGCCTTCGGAACCCTCATCGCCCTGGGCGCCCTGATGTCGCTCGGCTCCAACACCGACGACGAGACCGATGACACCATCGAGTCCGACGCCGAGGACATCCTCGACAACGAGGAGGAGTGAGCCTCGCCCCCGTCCACAAGGGGCGGGGGTTTCAGCCCATTCGCGAGAGAAAGGAACTCATCATGGGCAAGATCCTGTGCCTCGGAGTCGAGGCCATCGTCAGCTGCACCATAGGCGCGGCCATCGGAGGCGCCATCCGATCCAGGACGCCCGTCGGCACTGTCTGCACGGCGGTCGGGACGTTCGTTGTCAACTTCGTCGCCGCACCCTACATCCACGACGCGACCGTCCGGGCCCTCAGCCCCTACGTCGACGTCACGAAGTGATATTTCCAACCTGAAAGGAATACCGACATGATCAAGTACCACCTCGAGGCCGAGTCGATGTTCGCCCCCGGCGAGAAGGTCGAGCACGACGCCTACTTCAACCTGACTCGCGACGAGATCGTCAAGATGCTCGACGAGGACCCGTCCGGCAACCCCATCGCCCGTCTCATGGCCGCCAAGAGCGGCATGACCCAGATCGAGCTCTACATGACCATGCGGACGCTCGTTCTCGCCGCCTACGGCGTCCCCAACTCCGCCAAGACGGGTCTCCGCAAGAACGCCCGTCTCCGGGAGGACTTCGTGGGGGGTCCGTTCCTCGACATGGTGATCGACAGGATCATGGAGAACGAGGACACCGCCATCGCGTTCTTCAAGTCGATCGTCCCGCCCTCGATGGACATCTCGAAGGCGATCGACAAGGCGAAGAAGGGCGCCTGAGATGAGCGACGTCGCGCCGATCCGTCCTGAGCCGGAGGACGAGATCCGAAAGGCCCTCGCCGGCGCCGGGCAGAGCAAGCCGGAGATCAAGCCCGTCGCCAAGGGCAGGGTCTCGAAGTCGATCGGCGCGACCGTCGCCCGATCCATCTTCGCCGACTCCGTTCAGGGTGTCGGCAACTACGTCCTGCACGAGCTGATCCTCCCGAACATCCGGGAGATGATCCAGTCCGTGGTCGTGGGCGGGATCGAGAGGGCCCTGTACGGGGACTCCGCTCCCAAGCCCTACCGCCCCTACACGGGGTACAGCTCTCCCTCGAGGCAGAGTCGGCCCGCGGGCTGGACGTCCCGCACGAACTACAGCGCGGGGGCTCCGACGCCCCGAGACGACGAGTGGTCCAGGCGGCCGCCGTCGTATTCCGACCTGGTGGTGCCCTCGAGACGGGAGGCGGAGGACACCCTCCAGGCCCTGCTCGAGCTGGCCGAGAGGTACGGGACCGCCTCAGTGGGCGACCTGTACAGTCTCGCCGGAATGAGCACCACCCACGTGGACGAGTCCTGGACGTGGACCGCCGACAAGGTGAACCTCGGACGAGTCCAGATGCGGCGCGGAGGATACGGCTTCGACCTCCCCTCGCCCACTTACAAGCCGACCCGATAACCCATATTCCAACAAGAAAGGAACAGCATAATGCTTCCTATGCCAGCCCTCGGGGGCGTCTTCGGAGCCGTCAAGCTCGCTCTGATCAAGCACGCCCCGACTCTTCTCGTCGCCGGAGGGACCACCATGCTGGTGGCGGCCACCGGCGTCGCCGTCAAGAAGTCCTTCACCTACCTCGACGAGGACCTGGTCCCGTACATCACCGAGGCCGCCGTCATCGAGGCGGATGAGGAGAAGGACGCGGAGACCAAGAAGGCCGACCTCACCAAGGCCCAGAAGCAGTTCCTCGTCAGGACTGCCAAGCGGTACGCCCCCGCCCTCGGCCTGATGGTCGCCGGCGTCGCTTGCATCGCGGCCGGTCACACCATGCAGATGAAGCGCCTCGCCGGTCTGGGGGCCGCCCTGGCCCTCGCCGAGGCGGACAAGAAGGACCTCCTGGCCGAGCTGAACGACGAGGTCCCGGAGCCCCGCACCGAGACGGTCGACGGCAAGACCGAGGTCGTCCGCACCCAGCAGGCGGGGCATCTCCTGCCGTCTGAGGACTTCAGGAATCGGGTCTTCGGGCCCGAGAACAAGAACTGGGACCCCAGCCCCATTGTGTCCCGCAACTTCCTGGACGCCGTCGAGCGCCACATGAACGACAAGCTGCGCTGGCAGGGTCACCTGTTCCTCAACGAGGTGTACAGCGCTCTGGGCATGCCCAAGACCCGTCTCGGCGCCGTCATGGGTTGGAGCCGGAAGGCCGACCCCGACGCGGTCGTGTTGTTCTCCGCCCTCGAGGACCAGACCGGCTTCGCCGACGGGGAGACCGATGAGGAGCTGGAGAAGATCAAGACCGTCTGGCACCTGGTCCTCGAGGCCCCGCACAACCTGGTGGTCTGATGATCGGGCTGTCACCGCAGACGATCGCCTTCGCGAAGTCCCTCGCCCCGGCGCTGATCAAGGCCATCGGCATGATCGCGCTGGCCGAGGCGTGGAAGGCGAGCACCAGGAGTTTCGAGGAAAAGCGCTTCGACGAGCAGAGCGAGGATATTCTCAAGCTGCGCGTCGAGAAGAGCGCCATCAAGAAGGAGCACGACGAGATGGTCACCAAGTACGCCGATCTCGCCAAGAAGTACGGGGAGATCGTCCAGGCCCAGGAGGCCCTGACGAAGATCCCGTCGAAGGAGGAGTCTCCCTCGTACGAGTGGGTCGACTTCGACGACTACGACGAGGACGAGCACGAGCTGAAGTACAACAGCGCCAACGGCGCCCTGTACAACGGCAACATGATCGCCAACGGAACCATGCGGGAACTCGCCGACCTCCTGTACATGGAGGTGATGGGCCTCGACTACCCGACGACGGCCCGCGTCAACGCCTACCCGCGCGGTTCCACCCGTGAGACCGAGCCGGAGGAGATCCGCATCACGATCTACTTCGACGCGGGCGACACCTACGGTCTCGAGGACGAATGACGAAACTCGATTTCTTCGCCTTCGCCGAACGGGCGGCGAAGGACGGAGCGATCGAGATCCGTCCCGACTGGAAGGTCCTGCGCTCGTACGACCTGATGGTCAGGGGCAGGGACTTCTACGCGGTGTGGGACGAGGAGCGCGGTCTGTGGTCCACCGATGAGTACGACGTCCAGCGCCTGGTCGACAGGGCCCTGGCCGAGTACCGCCGGACGAGGGGGGACGGGAACTTCCGCGTGAAGTACCTCCGCGACTTCTCGTCCGGCATGTGGACGCAGTGCCAGACCTACATCCGCAGCCTGAGCGACAACTCCCATGACCTCGACACGCAGCTGACGTTCGCCAACACTCCTGTGCGCAAGGAGCAGTACGCGAGCC